TTTTGCCAGTGGTGAAATGATGGCCAAGTACGCCAGCAAGCGAGCCGGCATTGGCCTAGAAATTGGGCGCCTGCGACCCTTGGGTTCACCCATACGCGGCGGCGAGATCATGCACACCGGCATGATTCCGTTCTTGAAAAAATGGTTCGGTGATTTAAGGAGTTGTTCACAAGGTGGAATTCGCAACGCATCTGCTACTGTCTTTTATCCCATTTGGCATCATCAGTTTGATGATCTCATTGTGCTCAAAAACAACCAAGGCACCGAAGAGACACGAGTTAGACACATGGACTACGGGGTTGTGCTCTCGGCGTTCTTCTGGAAACGATTTAAAAACAAAGAAAATATAACCTTCTTCGACCCCAACGAAGTGCCCGATCTATACGAGGCTTTCTACCGGGATACAAAGAAGTTCGAAGAACTTTATACAGCCTATGAAAAGCGCACGGACCTGAGAAAGAAAACCATGGGCGCTGAAGAAGTTTTCAAGAGCGGTATTCTCAAAGAACGCACGGATACTGGTCGTATCTATCTTGTGTTCATTGACAATGTGATGAATCAAGGGCCATTTGATCCTGAGTATCACACTATCTATCAAAGTAATCTTTGCTGTGAAATTCTCCTTCCTACAAAGCCTTTCAAACGACTGGACGATGATCAAGGCCGCATCGCGCTATGTACACTTGGGTCCATTAACTGGGGCGCATTCCGTAACCCAGAGGATATGCGTAGGGCTTGCAGGATTCTGCAGAGGAGTCTGTGTAATATCCTTGACTACCAAGATTTCTTATCAATCCAGAGTAAACTATCCAACGATGAAATACAGCCATTGGGTATTGGCGTTACTAACCTTGCTTATTGGCACGCCAAGCGTGGTTTCCATTACGGAGAGAAGGATGCTCTAGCAGAAGTCAAATCATGGATGGAGCACCAAGCATACTATCTCACCGAAGCCACTGTTGAGTTGGCCAAGGAACGTGGTCGTTGTAAAGACTCTGACCGTACCTGGTATGGCCAAGGCATCTTTCCCTGGGAGCGCAGGTCCAAAGGTGTCGATGAGCTTACCAGCTTCAAACCAGAATTGAACTGGGAAGGTTTACGTGCTGAGATGCGAGCTTACGGTGTTCGCAACGCCACACTCATGGCCATTGCTCCAGTGGAGTCTAGCTCGGTAGTAATCAACTCAACCAATGGTATTGAAATGCCCATGAGCTTGATCACGGTCAAAGAAAGCAAGGCTGGCAGCCTCACACAAGTGGTGCCTGAATACCAAAAGCTCAAAAACAAATATCAACTCATGTGGAATCAAAAGGACTGTGTAGGTTATCTAAAAACTGCTGCGGTACTTCAGGCCTACGTGGATCAATCTATCTCTACCAACACTTTCTATAATCCTGCACACTTTGAAAGTCGCAAAGTTCCTACTACACTGATTGCCAAGAACCTCATGTTGGCTCACTACTGGGGGATCAAGACTTTCTATTACAGCCTGATCAACAAACAAGGCGCCAAAGCGCAAGACGAAGAATTAGTCGAACTTCCCAACAGTGTTGAGATTGTGGAAGATGAAGACTGCGAAGCATGTAAACTCTAAGGACATAAATGAAAAAACGTAACTATACACCTGACACAGTTCGCCGGCTGCAAGGCTCAGTGCAAATTGAACACACCTTGGCCCGTCGCGGAGCCGCCAAGCTTCGAGAACTGTTGGCCACTGAACCCTATGTCAATACCCTGGGTGCCTACAATGGCCAAATGGCTGTGCAACATGCCAAGGCCGGACTCAAGGCCATTTACTTGTCAGGTTGGCAAGTGGCGGCTGCCAACAACACCAGTAATACAACTTATCCTGACCAAAGTCTATATCCAGTAGACTCAGTGCCTCGTGTGGTCAAAGGTATCAACAATGCTTTCCGTCGTGCAGATCAAATTGAACACAGTGAAGGCAAAGTAACCACAGACTACTTTCTGCCTATTGTAGCCGATGCTGAAGCTGGCTTTGGCGGTGCGCTGAACGCCTACGAATTGATGAGTGCAATGATCGAAGCAGGCGCTGCTGGTGTTCACTTTGAAGATCAACTTGCATCAGAAAAGAAATGTGGGCACTTGGGCGGCAAAGTTCTTGTGCCCACTAGTCAAATGATTAGAACACTCAATGCCGCACGTCTTGCTGCCGATGTAGCAGGTGTTGACACAGTTATCATGGCTCGCACAGATGCCGAAGCTGCTACACTGATCACCAGTGACCACGATCCGCTGGACAAGGATTTTGTTATCAATGAACGAACAGAAGAAGGATTCTACAAATTTAAGAACGGCATTGAGGCTTGTATTCGAAGAGGCCTTGCTTATGCCCCTTACGCTGATCTCCTATGGTTCGAAACTAGTACACCTGATATTGCACAGGCTAAGAAATTTGCCGATGCTATACATGCTGAGTTTCCGGACCAAATGCTTGCTTACAATTGCAGTCCTAGTTTTAATTGGCGTAAGTTTTTGAGCGAAGATGAATGTGAAACATTCCAGCGCGAACTTGGAGAACTAGGTTACAAGTTCCAGTTCATCACTTTGGCCGGCTTCCATTCAGTGAACCTTGCTACCTTTGAATTGGCCGAAGCATATCGAGCACGTGGCATGGCCGGTTACAGTGAAATGCAACAGCGTGAATTTGCTGCACAAGAACGTGGTTTCACTACAGTCAAGCATCAACGTGAAGTTGGCGTTGGATATTTTGATCTGATCAGTGAAGCAGTTGGCGCTACTTCAACCGTGGCCAACAAGACAAGTACTGAAGCGGATCAATTCCATTGAACACCCTAGAACGTATCTGGGCCAGAGCCACTGGCCATCTCATGGGCAAGACCGACGACGATCGTCCGGATGTGCCCATTCTCACCTTGCGAGAAGCCCGAATAGCCTTGTGGCTCAAGACCTTTTGGGTTATAATACATGTGATAACTTGTTTCTTCATTATCGCAAACACAATAAGACATTGGTAACATCATGAGCAAAGCACAATACAATTTAAAAACAAAAACAGACTACCTCAATCGCAAGATGTTCTTGGACCCTGCTGGTCCTGTTACCATTCAGCGATTTGAGGAAGTCAAGTACAACAAGCTGGCCAAGTTTGAACAAGAGGCTCGAGGTTTCTTTTGGGTGCCCGAAGAGATCAGTCTGACCAAGGACAGCCAAGACTTCAAAGATGCGTCAGATACTGTCAAGCACATTTTTACCAGTAACCTACTGCGTCAAACAGCACTGGACAGCTTGCAAGGCCGCGGCCCAACGCAGGTGTTTACCCCTGTGTGTTCGATTCCTGAACTTGAAAGTTTGATGTACAACTGGGGTTTCTTTGAAACCAATATTCACAGCCGCAGTTACAGTCACATTATTCGCAATATCTACAACGTGCCCAAGGATGTGTTCAACACTATCCACGACACTGAAGAGATTGTGGGCATGGCGTCTAGTGTGGGCAACTACTATGACAAGTTACATGTTGCTAACTGTAATGTAGAATCTGGCTTGTATGTCGAACCAGACTACCATATCAAAGCAATTTGGCTGGCACTCAATGCCAGCTATGCCCTGGAAGCATTCCGCTTCATGGTCAGCTTTGCTACCAGCTTGGCCATGGTTGAGAACAAGATCTTTATTGGCAACGGCAACATCATTAGCCTGATTCTTCAAGACGAAATTCTACACAAAGACTGGACTGCTTGGTTAATCAATCAAGTGGTCAAAGAAGATCCACGATTTGCTGCGGTCAAAGCCGAATGCGAAGCAGAAGTTTATCAACTGTATCTGGATGTTATTCGCGAAGAAAAAGAGTGGGCTGACTACTTGTTCAAGCATGGGCCAGTGATCGGACTCAATGCCAACATCCTGCGTGACTTTGTGGACTATACCGCAGCAGGTGCTCTCAAAGAGATTGGTGTAAAGTATCTTGAACCTGCGCCCAAGTCAACCCCAATTCCTTGGTTCAACAAGCACGTAGATGTCAGCAAGAAACAAACTGCTCTACAGGAAAACGAATCAACTAATTATGTGATTGGCGTCATGAGTGACACCTTGAACTACGACGAACTGCCTGAACTATGATGTATCAAAGCTACAAACGCAGGGCCCATTGGGAAACAACGTTTGCTGTATTTCCCAGGCGCTGTGACTTGAGCAAGAGGTGGATTTGGGGGAAACATGTTCGCGGCACCTATTCGTTGTCTGGCCCCGGCGATCCTATCCCATTGGTGTTTTGGCACCACCGAGACGAACATTTGATTTTTAAACTAAAAGGAGAATAAAAATGAAAGCCATTGTATGGAGTAAGTATCACTGCCCTTATTGCGATCAAGCAAAAATGCTGTTGAAACAGCAAGGCATTGAATTTGAAGAACGAAAGATTGGCGACGGATACACCAAGGAAGATTTGTTAGAAGCAGTGCCCACGGCACGTACAGTACCACAGATTTTTCTAGACGAGCAATTGATCGGTGGGTTCACAGAACTCAAACAGTATTTTGAGAAAGCAGCATAATGCAAATAGCACTTAAACCGGACACGGTATACACATTTAAAATGAACAGCGGCGAGGAAATAGTCGCCAAAGTAAAGCATTCCGGTGGAGACTGGATTATTCTTGAAGAACCAGTGAGCATTGCTCCAGGACCACAAGGCATGGGATTGATTCCTAGTCTGTTTACCGCTGATCCCAGTGCTGAAATCAAGCTAAATACTACCAGTATCGCTTTGTGTGCATTGACTGATGATTCTGTACGCATGAAGTACCTTGAAGCCACTACCGGAATCAAGGTTCCAGACAAGAAACTAATACTGGGATAACATGCCTGCTGTGCAACGTGTAACTGATCAAAATGATGTAGGAGCCGCCATTGAAAGTGGTGTTGCATCCGTGCGAGTCAACAACCTGGCAATCAGTGTAAATGGATCAAAAGTTGCCAACCACGCCAAGAGTAAATCATATGACCACAAGAGCGTTACCACAGCCAACGGCGTGGCCAGTGTTCGTGCAGGAAATAAACCAGTAAACGTGACCGGTAACGCTGACAGTTGTTCAACACATAAAAGAGTAGGCGGCAGCAAAGACGTTAGGATAGGCTAACATGGCAACAGGTTTGTATACTCCGTTGCAGTTGATAGCATTGACCGGATTGTTGGCCAACACAGGCTTGGCAGTCAGCACCACTCTGTCCAATGCAGTATCCAGCTACAATGCAGTGCCTGCCATAGACTCTTTGCTGGACACCTTGAATTTGGCCGGTTCCTATGGATTAGCCAATGCAACAATCACACAACTAAAAACTCTAGGTGCATCTAGTTGCCCTGCACTGGCGGCTAGTGTTCCCACTGCTTATGCCAACACCATTACCGGTGTGCAGACCGTGGCCACCATACCCGCTACTACCACTGGCGGCTTTGCTCAATTTGTATTGGACACTGGCAACAAATATCTTGGCAGCGGTGATGTTGCTAAGTTTGCAGAAATATGGAACGCAGCCACTGGCTATCAATCACAAACAACACAGTTGATCTACAGCACAGTGAATGCCAATAAAATGGCAGCTACCTTTTCAAACATGAACAACCTGATCACTGGCGACATTACCAAGGTTACCATGGCCGTGCCAGCATTTGCACAAGATCTCAGAGCCATGGGCAATGCCTTGAGCCTGCAACAACTCAACGAAATTGGAACCCCTGCAGGTCTTTTGCAACAAATCAGTACCACCGCCAATATTGCTCGTGGAACCCTGCCATCAATCACCTTGGCTTTGTTTGAACAAGGCATGTCTGAAAATGAAATCGTGAGACTGTGCACACCCAATCAGTCCAGTCTAGAACTAACTCGCAGCCAGTTCAACAATCTGCAGAGAAAAGCCTATGACGCCATGCTTACTATAACTGGAACCGACCTTGCAGAAATTCTAGATATTTTGGATGTCACTACGCCTGGAGTCAACAACTTGGCCGATCTATTGAACCCCACAGTGCTGTTTGGCGAAAGCTGGAGAAGTTTATCTGTGCCCACTGACAACGGACCGCAGGCCATCTACAACAGCGACGGCACAGCCAACAGCATTGTCAAAACATTTATCAACACTGTGGAATTTGGACCCAACAACACCATCACAGGTTGTGACGAACTAAGCAAGATAGTTCCGCAGGATCAGGCAGTGGCCAGCGTGGCCTTGGCCATTAGCATGAGTCAGGTGCCTAACATCACCAACACTGATATTGCCACTTTAGCAAGGGTGTTGTCATGAGCATAGACACACTCAAAGGTCTAAACCTAATTGAAAATTTAGCCGCACCTGTGCCCACGGCAGTTAATTCCTATATCAAGAACACCGTGGCCACAGGTTCAGGAGACTTTGGTGCTCCCACAGTAGCCGATATCATTGGCCTTGCCAGTGGTTCAGTAGCAGTTGATGCACTGAATCAAACCACCAGTGCACTTGCGGCTCTGCCCTTGACCAACCTCAAGGCTGTATATGACAATATGAAGGCCTGTGTGCAAGGCACGTTTGGCCCTGTTGGCGGCCCTATTGTGATACCTTCGGGACCTGCTGCCGGCAGCTACGCCGATGCTGATATTGCATTTACCACGGGTTTGATTCCGGCTGCCAACGCAGAAATTGCCGCGCTGGTAGCAGCCTATCCTACGCAGACCACAGTAATGAATCAAAATTTCAATGCCATCTGCGAGAGAATCATATCTGAAGCAAACTTTCAAACCGCAGCCGGTATCAACTACGACGATCAAACGGCCGGTAATCCTGCATCAATTTATAGCTTGGTATCTAGTTTGGCTTCAGTTGGTAGTTACAGTGCACCCGGCGGCCAGAACGACTACATGTTGAAAATTGCTGACACCAGCACACAGGCAGGACAGGCTGTGATAGGTGCCATTCGTGAAGGCAAGAATCGATCAGTGCTCAACGAAGCCGGAATTCCTGTAGGCGGATTCAAAGTGTCTGATGAATGGCCCGGATTACCGTCGAGCACTGGTACACCAATTGTGCAAACCAGTGTGCTGCCTCCTCCCAGTGCAGTGTCAGCTTCGGGTCAGCCCAGTGTAGTACTACCGCCGCCTGAATATCAGACAACATCCAACCCCGCCAGCGTTTCTTACACTGTGCCAGAAGCAAGACAGTTGGTTGAATCGCAACAGCTCAACCCATCTGTTCCTACGACTGCTACTACCACATCGCTGGCAGCACCGGCAGTGGTACAGATAACACAGGTCTATGAACAGCAGGCAGGGGCTCAATTGCCAGGCAATGCGTCAACTACCTTGATACAAAATTCTTCATTCTGGATCAATGCAGTGGTTCACCCTTCGGATGCAAACACTCGAGTGACCCTGTCTACTTCTGCAGGCAGTTATGTTACCTATCCGGGCATTGACCTCAACACCGACGCTGGCGTTAAAATACAAGTACCGGGTTGGTTGATTCCAAACCTAGGAGTGACGCTGCTGACCATGGCTGCCAACCAACCCGGTGGACCCACACGTTCTGACTCTGTGAATTTACAAATTGCCAGCACCAACTATCCAAACTCAGTTACTGTGACACAGGACGGCTGG